CACAGGGTTGTTCTCCACGGAGGCATTGGCTGCGTGGCCGACAGCTGTGCTGCCAGCCCAACCTCTGCCGTTGGGAATTACCATCGCAGTCTGGGTAGTGCGGTTGATGCTACCCAGGTTCAGCAGTTCAGCATTGGACGTGCCGCCATCGACTTCGATGATGCCGTGGCTTACCTGCGTGGCGTCGTTCACTACGAAGGAGGTATCCCCCGCAAGGATGCTGTTGGTTAGGTAGGTGAACTGCTGCTGAGCGGTCGTGTAGCCGTACATGTATTGCTTCGTGCGATTTACAAGATCGCTCAGAGTTGGCATTAGCAGTCCTTAGAGGAGCACGCCGTTGGCCTGCGCCGTAGAGGTACAGGTCGTAGCTGTGGAGTTCGTCAGCGTCAGTGTGACTGAGTTGCCACCAGGGGCAGTGACGTAGAGCTGCCCAGACAAGGCAGTGTTAGTGGCGTCGCCAGCAACCGTACCAACAGACCCAGCCTGTACTGCCACGACAGTGCCCGCAGCAGGAGTGACACCAGTACCGGCTGTGGCAACGCTGGCCGTGACCAAGGAGCCCGTGGCTGCCTGGTTGGTCATACACACGTTGACTGTGCCAACCCAGGTGCGGGTGGCTGGAATCGTGATGATGGTCTGAGCACCAGCTGTGTTGGCTGCTGTAGCAGAGCCAGACAGTATGTTGGCAGCAGACTGGGGGGCTGGGCCTACTGCAACACCAAGACCTCCGGAGATCTCCTGAAGACCGCCGGTAGAGTTGATGAGCTGGGTACGCAGAGCACCAACACCGCCACCGAAGGCGGCATTGACAGACGCTGTGTTGGTACCGTCAGTAATCTTGACAGGCCACCCGGAGGCCACAGCAGCAGCGCTGCCCTGGTTGGCGGTGACCGTTCCGGTTACGTTCTGGGTACCCTGTAGGCTGTTGGTCTGCGGGGCCGTGTAGGCCGAGACAGCAAGCTGCACCTTGGGGTTGGTACCGCCAGAGACAGCCGAGCAGTTGACTCTGAGCTGACCGAACTGGACGCTGTTGTTGGACGCCGTGAACTGCGTGTCACCCGAGGTGCTGGTGGACGTGGCAATCGTGGTCCACACGGTACCGTCGATAGAGCCCTGTAGCTGGAGCGTGAGGCTCGCAGGGCTGCCCGTGATGACCGTGGTCATAGCAGCTACGGCATAAGCACAGTCAGTGCCAAGGTCCACGATCCACGGGTCGGTGGAGTTGCCGATACCGTCCGCACGCGGGACCACAGTGGATGCGGTCAGTGCGGCTGGCTGGTTGTTGAACGACGGATTGATTGCCTGAATATTCTTGCTGGCGATAGGCATTAGTCTCCTCCAAAGGTGGGCTTGAGCCCCTTGTTCTTGCTGGCTTCACGGCCTGCCTTGAGGATGGCCTGTTGGTCGCCGGACAGTGAGTTCTCGACAGCCTTGATGTCCTTGTAGAACACAGGCTCCAGCTTCCCCTTCTCGTTGGGGATGACCCGGAAATCTGCGTCCATGCCGTACGCCGCACCGAACTTGTCGGAGAGCTTCTCGGCACGTTCAACCGAGTTACGGCCGGTAGCATCGGGCCTGATGCCCGCATCGTGGGCTGCCTTGTAGCGTTCCAGGTCTTTGTCCCACGCTTTGACCTTGTCAGTGGTGTGCCCATAGGCTGAGCGACAACCACCAATCATCTGATTCTTTGCCCGCTGGCACTCACCCCAGGTGTTGTGGTCCCTGGTGGTGCAGCCTGTTGAGCAGTTGTCGCCCAGCGCCATTATGCAGTCCGCTCGTCGGAGCCGTAGTTCTTCTGGAAGTCATCGGCGTAGCAGCATTCCACAGAGTAGATACGGTTCTGAAGAACCTTCTGCTCATCCATGTTCAGATTGTGAACGTTGCCGCCTGAGTAGCCATCGTGGTTGCACATGTAGTCAACCTGGCGGTCATGCCTTTCCCAGCCACAGCCCGGAGCATCACCCAGCGTCGAGCCCATGGCTCGGGACCTCTGCGCGTTGTCAAAGTTGAAGTGAATCTTGGTGTGGATATCCGCGTCGTCACCATCGCCCGACTGAAGGATAACCCTGTCTTTCTTCTGAACGTCCTTGAAGTCTCCGAAATGCGGAGTACCTGGAGTACCGGACATCAGTACACTGCCTTTCCGCCAGCGGAGGGCTTGCCCTTGCCGGTCTGCTTGGTACCGCCGTAGCCTTTGCCACGCGGTTGCTTGGCCATCTTTGGTGCAGGGGTTGCCCTGACAGCAGGCTTCTTTTTCTGCGGGTTGTTGTCAGCGCCCTTGGTGTTAGATGCCATAACCGCCGTATCCTGCCGTGTCGGTAGACTGTGCCACTGAAGCTCCGCCGGACTGGTAGGCAATCAAGACCTCACCGCTGTTGTCCGGCTTGGCGTAGCGAGACCGGGGAGCACCCGAGTAGGTGAGCTTCTGCATGGTCTGTGCAGGGTCTCCAGCCGTTGGCCCTTCAGCCACAGCGTTGCACTCTGGGATCTTTTTCATGTGGTCCCAATCGTGGGGAAGAACTTCGTTGTGGTGTTGGTGCGAGCCACCAGCAGTAGGCCGATGTCCCCAGTGACCCAGGCACGCCCGGTGAACGGGCGGTTGTTGCTGATCTCGTAATCACCTGTTGCCACCAGCAACTGGCGCTGGGCCTTGAGCTGGTTGCTACGAACCAAGGCGTTGCACATCAACGCACCGTCTGAGGACTGGTAGATGTTGGGCTGGTTGGCCAGGATCGTGGAGAGGTTCGCGTTGGTGTTGGCATTCAGTGAGGAAGGCAAAAGCTCTGCCACCAGGATCTGCGCCTGCGCGTCCGGGTACGTGGTGGCCAGGTTGGCAGCACCGCTACCGTTGGTCACAGACCAGGTACCACTACCGGCGTGGTAGAAGTTCGCAACGAAGTTGTTGATGTGGTCGAGCTGCATGTTCTCAACGCCACCGGTGAAGTCCGTCTTGGCGAAGGTGTCATCGAAGTACTGCTCCTTGAGCAGCATCAGACACTGGAGAGCAGTCTGAAACTCGGCGTTGTCCTCGACGTACATCGCGGTACCCATGGCCAGGAAACCCGGAAAGGTAACCGAGGAATGGATAACCGTGTTGTAGCAATTGACCATGTTCTGCCAAGCGTTCTCAAGGTAAGGACGCAAAGCGATAATACGGTTTCGGTATGGGTCTCCGCCCACCACAGCCAAAGCATAAACTGCGATCACAAACAAGGCAGCGTAGCTGTCTACTGAGTCAGCGCCTGGGTTGGTGGTCACATTGGAGTACGTCTTGCTGACCGGATCCCACGTGACGTCCGTGATGAAGGTACCGGGAGCTTGGTTCTGCGAGAGCCTACCGCCACGGGTACGGGTCTTGATGAAGTCCATCCAGTTCCAGGCGGCGTTATAGTACCTACCATCCTGGGCATAGGTCTGAGCCGCACACAACCCAATTGCTGCGTAGCAGCCAAAGTACGGGTGAACCTGGTTACGACCTGCCTGGGTGTTCTCAGTGATACCGCCACCGGGCTGGCAGTTCGACATGATCCACTCGGCATCGTTGATGATGTTGTCTTGGCTCATGCTGTAGCCCTGAACTCTCCACCGATACCGGCATTAAGGATGTTTGTGCGGTCAGTAGAGCTGATAACCTGATCGTTGGTGAACACCTGCGTGGCTGCGTTGACCTGGTCCGTGGACTGGTACCGCACAGCTGTGAACACGCCACTGTTGTTCAACACGGTGAAGTGTCGGAGCAGCTTGAAGCGGAACATCAGGCGGTTGTCCGCCATCGGACCCTCTTCGAGGTACGGTGTCACGTAGACGTATGCAGCGTTAGTATCACTCAGTGATACTTGTGCTGTAGCAAGGTCCGTGATGGCCCCTGCGGTGACGGTCGGTTGATAGGACGGTTGCGTCGATACCGTCGTGGCCTTCCAGACCGAGAGGTTTTGAGCACCTAGGTTCGCATTCTGTACGAGAGTGTCAGGAGCACTAAGTGTGGTGTTGCTGGCGTAGGCCGCATAGAGCAAGGAGTTAGCAACCAAGCGCCTGTTGGGCAGCGTCAGGGTTGTCTGCGGTTGCAGAGGGCCTAGGCTATTGGTCTCCAGATACTGCGTCTGCCCTGCCAGCACCACAGCCACAGCCAGTGCGTTGGTCGAGTTGATGACCTTCTCACCCACGTTGATGTTCGCGTTGTTGGGTACAAAGGTGAAGGCAGCAGAACTCCCGGAGTCGTTGGCATTCCAGGTGTGGTGCCATACCGTCAGCGTGTTACCGCTGGATTGTTTGCACCTGTAAGACTGCAATTCGTGCCACTGGTTGTTGGTGTTCCAACCAGGTTGGTGGGTAATGATTTCGTTGTCAGTGGAGAGGAAGACCACTACCAGGTCCCCAACCGAAGGCGTACCGCCGAGAGCAACACTGATGGTAGTGGCGGCAGAGGCAGTCGTTGATGCTGAGAACCTGGTTGTGGTCATCATTCACCTATCAGGTGGTGTGAATCGAAGAGGTCGTACGGACCTGGTACAGACACGCCTGGCGGTAGATGCTCCAGCCAGCAGCGCCGTACCAACCGATGGGACGAGCACGCATCAGCTTGTCGACGACCGGACCGACCACGACGTGGAACTCCTCCGAGAGAGCCTCAGCCAGAGCCTCCTGCCCTGCGAACAGGGTGTAGAAGACGCGGGTAGAGCCCGAACCCGTGGTGTCGTTGAAGGCACGCGGGGTCTCGATGAAGTAGGCACCTTCGTAGTCACCGATCTCGCCAGCCCAGACGTTATCCGGACCAGAGTAGACCTGCGGCGCACGCCATCCGGCGACAGAGCCGGACTCGGACTTGAGGTCGTAGGAAACCTCAGGGTGGATTGCGCTCCAGAACATCGAAGCCTTGCGGGGGATGGCCTTACCGGCACGCAGCTTGGTCACAGCGGCGCGAACGTCGCGAGACTGGATGGTGTCGGTTGCCGTGATGGAGCTGTTCGCACCGGAGTTGATGGTCATCGAACCAGCAAGCTCGCGAATAACGTTGGTGCCACCGGTGAGCACGCTGAGGACCAGCGAGTCGATGGAGTCAACCATGTTATAGGCGACGATGTTGGCGATAGCCGGGTCAACGTCCGAGAAGGAAAACAGGTTCAGGAGGCGGGTACGAAGAACTGCGTTACCATACTCAAGCGGCGTAAGGGTAACCGTGGTGGGGTTACCAATAGCAACAGCGTCAGGGTCCACAGTCTCCGTGAGGGAGGTAGTAGCAGTGCTCAGGTCCTGGTACAGTTCCATGACCACGGACGAACCGGGCATGGCTTGCTGACGCGGACGAACGTCAACCAGGTCGCGGTGGAGCGGCTGTGCACGAAGCGCGAACGCAACGAGCCGGTCATACGCGGTCTGGGTGAGGTTGCTAAGTGCACTGGTACCGGTATAGGCGTTAGCCATGATACCGACCTTTCAAGGAGTGAAGGCTACATGTCAGGCAAGCCAAGGCCACGTGCCTCAGCGATGATTGCCATAACAGATGCCTGGTCTTCGGCTGCTTCCAAGCGCGAGTTAAGGTCTAGCACCAGCTTGCGGTCACTGGCGATATTCCTCATCAGCTCGAAAGCTTCTTGATCAGAGGCTTGGACTGTGGAAGGTTCGGACTCGTCACCGGCAGGCTTCCGCAAGCCCAACAGTTCGTCGTTGTCTTCAATCCACTTGTCGATGCTCTCATCTGAGCCGTCACCCGCATAGAATTTCACCATGCGAGGGTCGAGCCCTTTAGAAACGAACACCCGGCCCAGGTCACGTGCCTGACTCTGACTCTCCAACCGCTCAAGGCGCTCTTTCAGCTCCTTGTTTTCCCGCTGGTATTCTTTGAATCCCTTGCGGAGTTTCGACAG